CCGGTTCATCTAAGAATTTCCGCGGTGGCGGCATGGTTAAAAAAACCGGTGTTAAAAAATATGTTGCTGGCGGTATAGTCGCAGGAGCAGCTAAAGAATTAGGTAAAAAATCATTAAAAGCTGGTAAAAAGTTATTTGAGAAATCTACAAAACGTAAAGGCAGGCCGCCTAAAAGTAAAATGGCAAAAGCTAAAAGCCGAGTTAATTTGGGTGCAGCAGACCCTGCTTCAGCGGGTGGTTACGTAGCAGGTGGTTATGCGCTCGGTGATTCTGGTGAAAAACCTGTTAAAAAGGCATCGGGTGGCGAAGTATCTTTTACAGGGCGTCGAAACTCTGGGTCTTCTGGTCCGGGGCTAGGCGATGTTGCAGTGCTTGGTGCGATTTATGGTGCTTACAAGTATGGAAAAAGAGGCGCGGGTAAGAAAAAAGGTAAGAAAAAACCTGTTGAAACTAAAGAAATGCAGAAAATTTTAGACAAAGAATTGAAAAAACCTGTTAAAAAAGCAGCCGGTGGTGCAGTAAAAAATATACAAGACCCTCAAAAATTTGCTCCCATTGATAGATTAGGAATGACAGCGGAACAGAGAAGACAGCAAAGGGAGATGGTAAAGTCTTTTAGAGAATATTTTGCCAAAGATAAAAAGAAGAAAAAATAAATGGCTACTTCATCCTCAGTAAACTTTGAACTAGACGTAGCAAGCTACGTAGAAGAAGCTTTTGAGCGTTGTGGTTTAGAAGTGCGTACAGGTTATGATTTAAAAACGGCAAGACGTTCTTTGAACTTGCTTTTAGCAGATTGGGCAAATCGCGGTTTAAATCAATGGACTATAGAACAAACTTCAATTACTTTAGCTTCGGACATAGGTAATTATCCAGGCGGTAGTTTAACCATGACAGTTGGCGCAAGCGGCAGTTTTACCGTTGGTGAAACCATAACGGGTGGTACCAGTTCAGCAACTGCTTCAATAACAAGTTTACCTTCGTCTACCTCTATGGCTATTACAATTCCTTCTGGCACTTTTAGTAATGGCGAAACTCTAACAGGCGGCACAAGTGCCGCTACAACCACATTATCTGCGGCGGTAGATCTAACTACCGTGCAAAAAACAATTGATGTTTTATCCGTGGTAATTACTCGAGATAGCACGGATTACGGGCTAACTCGTTTGAGCCGAAGTGAGTATTTAAACATACCCAATAAAGCACAGTCCGGAAGACCTTCTCAGTTCTTTTTAGATCGTCAAGTTACTCCAAACCTTAAACTTTGGCCTGTTCCAGAAAATAATACGGATATTGTTAAGTTTGATCGTTTGGTTCGCATGGACGACGCAGATGATTATACAAACACACTACAAATACCATTTCGTTTTTACCCTTGTTTAGCCGCAGGTTTAGCTTATTACCTAGCTATAAAACGTGCGCCACAACGAATTGAATTGTTAAAAGCTATCTATGAAGAAGAATTTAATAGAGCTAGAGAAGAAGATAGAGATCGTGCTTCTTTGAAGATAGCTCCTAGTTTTAGTTATTACGGTGGTTAATTATGGCTAAATACGCAACTGGAAAAAATGCTTACGGAATATCAGATAGGTCTGGTTTTCGTTATCCGTTAAATAAAATGAAAAAAGAATGGACGGGTATGTTAGTTGGTTCTGACGAATATGAGCAAAAGCATCCTCAACTAGAGCCCGTACGTAAATTTTCTGATCCAGAAGCGTTAAAAGACCCTAGACCAGATAGGGTGGAACCGGTTGTTACGTATGTCGGTACACCTGTTTTATCTGAAAAAACATTTACTCCAACGAGAGCTTTTGCTGTTATTGGACAAGTTACGGTGACAACGACATGAGTTTTACTTACGCTACTTTAAAGACAGCAATACAAAATTATACTGAAAATGATGAAACTACGTTTACGTCAAATTTGGATATATTCATAAAAAACACAGAAGAACGTATTCTAAAAAATGCGAATTTAAGTCTTTTTAGAAAGAATGTTACTGGAACAATGACTTCTTCTAATCAATACTTAGGTAGTCCCAGTGATTTTCTAGCTCCTTTTTCACTTTCTTATACATCCAGCAGTGTTAAGAGTTTCCTGGATTTTAAAGATGTTAATTTTATACAAACATTTAATCCGAACAGTAGCACTACCGGAACACCGCGTTATTATGCTCAATTTGATGTAGACACCTTTATTATTGGTCCTACTCCTGACAGTAATTATGCTACGGAATTACACTATTATTACCGTCCGACTAGCTTAACTGCGGGTTCTGATAGCGGCACTACTTGGTTAAGTACAAATGCTACGCAAGCTATGCTTTATGGATCTCTTGCAGAAGCGTATACTTTTATGAAAGGTGAAGCAGATGTTTTACAAGAATACGAAAAACGATTTGCAGAAGCTATGGTTTCCGTTAAAATGTTAGGGGAGTCCAAAGAAAATAGAGATGAGTATAGGGATGGACAAGTACGCAGAGATAAACAATAAGGAAAGATATGTTTAATGTTGAAGTAAAAGCAGATATAAATAAAGTTGATGTTAGAACAACGGAATATAGGGGCTTTACTCCAGAAGAAATTGCTTCCCGCGCTGTTGAAAAAATAGTTTCTATCTCAGAACATGCTGACCCAATGGTAAAAGCGCAAGCAGAAGCTTTTAAAAGTAGGGTGTATCATGTTATTGTAACTGCTTGTAAAGATGCAATAAATAGTGATAGGACTACTATGTATAATCTTTTAACTAAACAAGGTCATGGTGACATGGCTAATATTTTAAGGAGTCTGTAATGGCTATATCTCAAGCTATGTGTACCTCGTTTAAGTCTGAGCTACTTCAAGGTATTCATAATTTTCATAACGGTTCCGGTGGCGGAACTACAACTACTACTGGAAGCGGCAATACATTTAAAATTGCTTTGTTTACTTCAAGTGCAAGTTTAGCTGCAAGTACCACAGCATATTCTACAAGTAATGAAGTTTCAGGAACTAATTACAGTGCTGGTGGTAACTCACTAACTAATGTAGATCCATCTACTTCTGGTACTACTGCTTTGACTGATTTTGCAGACAGCACGTGGTCTACCGCAACAATCACGGCCCGCGGTGCATTAATTTATAATTCAAGCACAACAGCCGGATCAGCTAACAGAGCGGTAGCAGTTTTAGATTTTGGCGCGGATAAAACATCTACGTCAGGAGATTTTACAGTTCAATTTCCTGCAGCAGATGCTAGTAATGCTATTATAAGAATAGCGTAAGGAAATTCAGTGGCTACAGGTTGGGGAAGAAGTACCTGGGGCGACGATAAATGGGGTGTTACTTCCGCTATATTCAGTGTAACTGGAGTAGCCGGAACTTCAGCATTAGGCTCTGAAAGCGTAGTAGCAGAAGCTAATGTAGCTGTTACAGAATCAGCTTTAACAGCCTCATTAGGAACTGTAGTTACAGCAGGAGCAGCGGTTACAGGAGTAACTGCTAGTGCAAATGTAGGAACGCTTGGAGACGAGTCTGTAAGCGCAGGGGCCACAGTAAGCCCAACAGGAATTGCTGCAACAGGTGCTGTTGGAACTTTATCCACTACATCTGTTAACATATTAGAAGTAAGTTTAGATGCTGCAACAGCTAGTTTAGGAACAGTAACTCCGGAAGCAAATGCTGATGTAACGGTTACTTTAGATGCAGCGACAGGAAGTATAGGTTTTGTTAACGTTTGGAGTTTAATAGATGATTCACAGACACCGAGTTGGACAAGTGAAACACCTTCTCAGACACCGAGTTGGACAAGTGAAACACCTTCTCAGACACCAAATTGGACAGATGTAGCAGCATAGAGGAAATATTATGGCAAGTACATACGTAAACGATTTAAGATTAGAGGAGATTGCTACGGGTGAGCAATCCGGAACATGGGGTGCAACTACTAATACAAATTTAGAGCTAATTGCTGAAGCATTTGGTGGCGGTTCAGAAGCCCTTTCCGATGCTTCTACGGCAACAATAACAATAGCCGATGGAGCAAGTGACGCGGCTAGGGCAATGTCTATGACTCTTACAGGTTCTTTATCACAGGCCTGTACTGTTACATTAGCTCCTAATACAGTTAATAAATGCTGGGTTATACAAAATAGTGCCGGTGACACAGTAACCATTTCTCAAGGTACAGGCGCAAATGTCGTAATACCAAATGGAAGTATTAAGATGCTTGTTGCTGATGGTGCTGGTGCAGGAGCAGCAGTTACTGACGTACTAGACCTAACAGGTGGTACAGGTAACGTAGGACTAGGTTCTGGTAACTTAGGTACAGCCTTAACGACAGGAACAGATAACGTAGCAATAGGTGAAGCTTCACTTGATGCAGCAACAACTGGCTCAGACAATACCGCAGTTGGCGATAATGCTGCTGGTGCTTTAACTACTGGCTCAAACAACGTGGCAGTAGGCTCTGGAGCTTTACTGGTAGCAACCACAGCAGCAGATAATACTGCGGTAGGAACACTAGCTTTGACCGCGAATAGTTCTGGTACAGACAATACAGCCGTTGGATATGCTGCTGGTGATGCCGTTACTACAGGTTCTGACAACACATTAATTGGTGATAATGCTGGTGGAGCTTTGACTACTGGCGGAAATAATACAGTTTTAGGTTCTGGTGCATTAGCAGCAGCAACCACAGCAGCAGACAACACCGCAATCGGACAAGCAGCATTAGCTGCCAATACTTCTGGAACAAATAACACCGCAGTTGGATTTAATGCAGGAGATGCAGTAACAACAGCAAATAACACAACTGTAATAGGCGATAATGCTGGTGGAGCAATAACTACTGGATCAGGGAATATTGCTATAGGTCCAGATTCTTTACTTGCTACGACAACCCAAGCAAACAATACAGCAGTCGGTTTAGATGCGCTTAAAGCTAATACCGCAGCAGATAACACCGCAGTCGGTTCTGGTGCTTTAACAGCTAATACCACAGGAACAAACAATACTGCGGTTGGTTTTGCTGCTCTTGATGCAAACACCACCGCAAATAACAATTCCGCACTTGGAGATAATGCGTTAGGCGCAAACACAACGGGAGCTGGCAACACGGCAATGGGAGCTGATGCTTTATCAGCTAATACAACTGCGGATGATAACACAGCGTTTGGACTAGATACGTTAAAAGCAAATACCACAGGCGGCAATAATGTTGCAGTTGGCAAATCTGCCTTAGTAGCTAATACCACAGCCAATAACAATACGGCTATTGGCTTACAATCATTGAAAACGAATATAACAGGTGCTGGAAATACGGCTATAGGTAGAGATGCTCTGGAAGCAAATACAGATGAACAAAACACAGCAGTTGGAGCATTTGCGCTGGAAGCTAATAATACTGGTGGTTATAACACGGCTGTCGGTTACGAAGCAATGATTGCCAATACTACGGCTGATTTGAATGTCGCAGTTGGTAGACGTTCTATGTATAAAAATACAACTGCAACAGGAAACACCGCAGTCGGTGCAGCTTCTTTGGCAGAGAATGTGACAGGAGCAGACAACACCGCAATCGGTTATTATGCTATGGCAGCAAACTTAGCAGCTAACAATACAGCAGTCGGCAAAAATTCTTTACTTTCAAACACAACTGGAACTGAGAATACAGCAGTCGGATCAGGTGCTTTAAGGACAGTTACTACCGGAGATTATAATACTGCTGTTGGTTATGAATGTTTAAGATTAAGCACCACATCAGACGAAAACACAGCAATGGGTTATTATGCTTTAGGAGCTTGTACTACAGGAGCTAGAAATACGGCAGTTGGTTCTGCGTCTTTAGATGAACTGTCAACAGGATCAAACAATACGGCAATCGGTAGAGAAGCCCTTACAAAAACGACAACTGGCGGGAACAATACTGGACTCGGATATGAAACTCTAAAAGAAAATACAACGGCTTCAAGTAATGTTGCAGTTGGTTATCAGGCAGCGAAGGCAAATACAACCGGATCTTCAAATACCGCTGTTGGTACAAGTGCTTTAGTAGCTAACACAACTGCATCATATAACACCGCAGTTGGAGAAGGAGCTTTAAAGGATAATACAACTGGACATTCTAATACAGCAATCGGTATGCAAGCTGGTGAAAATATCACAACTGGTGTAGAAAATACTTGTTTAGGAATGAACGCTGGCGATGCTATTACTACATCTAGCTATAATATCTGCATTGGACATGGAACTGATCCCGGCAATACCGATGGGTATGCTATTAATATTGGACATGATATAGGAATTGACGGCAACTATGTTGCTTTCGGTAAGGTTTCTAATATCGTTTATAACGGATTTACTAGTAATGCAACTTGGACTAGAAGTTCAGACGAAAGGTTAAAAAAGAATATTGCTACAAATACTTTGGGTCTTAGCTTTATTAATGCTCTTCGACCTGTAACTTTTAATTGGAAAGCATCAACAGAGATAGATTCCAGTGATTCAGAATTAGCAAAGCATTACGATGCTAGTAAAAATCATATGGACAGTACCACGACTTTTCATGGCTTTATAGCTCAAGAAGTTAAAACAGCTATGGATAACGCAGGAATAACTAATTTTGGCGGTTGGAATAAATTAAGTAACGGTGTTCAAGGTGTTTCTAGGGAAGCAATGGTAACTCCAATAGTTAAAGCAATACAAGAGATAGACGATAAAATTGATGCTCTTACAGCAAGAGTAGCAGCATTAGAATGATAAACTTAACAATAATAACACGGAGTAAAAAATGGCAGTAACAAAAAAAATGACGAAAGCTGTGCCTTATGAAGATGCTAATAGCAAAGTAGCTAAATGGTCTTTAGAGATGACATACGAAAACAATAGCGAAGGTGATGCAACATACTACAAAACTGTATTTAATCATATTGTAGATCAAGCATATACTGATCCTGACGGAGCATCTAAGACTAACTATACACTACAGGCTAAAGGAGCTTTTAGTTTATCAGACCTTACAGCACTTTGTCCTGTTTCACAATGGGATGCAGTCTTTGCTAGTCAAGTAGATTCAGTTATTACTAATCCAGTAGTGAATCCTACAGCCGATACATCTTTTTCAGTACCTAGTTAATATGGCTACTCAAATTCATGGCATGCCTAGCGTGTTTGTGCTAGAGCATGACATACCTGAAGATATGGTAACAAATCTTAACTTATACTTAGATGCCTATCTAAAAGAAAAAGGTCGTAAGTCACTAGCAAGCACACTTGTTGGACAGATACAACACGGACAACAATTACTAATGGACCATAACGATGAAAAGGTTGTAGAGTTTACTGATATGTTATGTGGACTAGGAGCTGAATATATCAATCGTTTTTCTCAGGCTGTTGGTGCAACTTACAAGACTAACAAGCGTGTAGAAATGGATGAGCTTTGGTCAGTACACAGTTATGAAAGAGATTATAACCCAATACATAGTCACGGTACTAAAACACTAATGGGTATCTCTTGCACAACTTGGACAAAAGTACCACAGCAAATATTAGATCAACCTACTGCTGGAACATCTGAATATAATCTATACAACGCTAGTGGAGATTGTGACGGCTACTTAGCCTTTAGTTATGGACAACAGCACGTTACAGACGTAGAGATTTTAAAGCCTCCACAGAGCTTTGTAATACAACCACAAGTAGGAAAGCTCTATTTATTCCCAAGTTGGTTACAGCACATGGTCTATCCTTTT